CCAAACTATCAAGAACGCTATTTTGAAAGTACTTTGTACAATAATGAAAAGGATACTACTAATGAGAAAAACCGTTATGAGGTATTGGAATACTGGGGTATTATGGATACGGCACTTGCAAGAGAAGCTGGCCTCGAAATATCGGAGGATTCGGGACGATCTGTTCAGGTAAATGTTTGGGTTTGTGGTGAAGAAATTCTTAGAATAGTTTCTAATCCATTTCTTCCTACTAGACTTCCGTACTACTCGTTTCCGTTTGAACTTAATCCTTATCAAATTTTTGGTGTAGGTGTTGCTGAAAACATGGAAGATAGCCAACTGTTGATGAACGGTCACGTAAGAATGGCTATTGACAATCTTGCTTTAGCTGGTAATCTTGTTTTTGATATTGACGAAGCTCAACTTGTACCGGGACAATCTTATGATGTGTTTCCCGGTAAAGTTTTTAGAAGGCAATCTGGTGTAACAGGAACAGCTATTAACGGCATTAAGTTTCCTAATACTGCTGGAGAAAATATTCAGATGTACGACAAAGCAAGGCAACTTGCTGACGAACAAACTGGTATTCCAAGTATCACACACGGTCAAACAGGTGTTACAGGAACAGGAAGAACTGCTGCTGGTTTAAGTATGCTTATGTCCAGCGCAAGCCTCTTGGAGAATCGTACTTTCAATGGAACATGCAATTCAATACTTACATGCCTGAAATACACGGTGATCTTGAAATTAAACCAAGAGGAACAAGCGCAGTAGTTCAAAAGGAAGTACGTAGTCAGCGTCTTACTACGCTTCTTCAGACTATTTCAAACCCAATGCTTGCTCCGTTCATCAAGATTCCAAACCTTATAAAAGAACTTGCTATCAGTCAAGATATTGATCCTGATTTGCTTGTTAACGACGTAAATGACGCAGCTATTTTCGCAGATATTTTGAGAGGTATAAATGCACAACCAACAGGCCAAGAACCTTCTCCCGCTGGTCAGCAACCCCCAGCTATGGGAGCCGCTGGAGGAGTACCTCAAACAGTTGGCCCAAATGATGCAGCGGCAACTGGTGGTGGCGGAATCGGAATTGGAGATGCGCCGATTGCAGGGGAAGCTGGCTTTGCTGGAAACACTGGTCAACCTCAAGGTATCGGCTGAAGCAGATTCTAAAATAAAAGAGTAATTTTTAATGGCGTATGTAGATGAATATCAAGGATTTGTACCTATTGTATCGGGTTTTAGACCCAGTACAAGAAACACAAATACTGCCTCTACTTATGCTCCTGTTAGTACTGGTTTTGTTCCTGTTGTAGGAGGATTTCCTAGAACTCAATATCGTGCCCCTACTCCTCAGTATGATGACTTTTTTTCATCGTTTGATGGAGAACCGTATACTTCTACTTCTACTTCTCCTTCTCCATATGATTTTTCAGCGTTTCGTGGACCATCATCTACTTCTACGCCAGAACAACAAACCACTGCTACTACCTCTTCTTCTGTTATTTCTGATCTTGAGAGCTATGCCCACGATGATCCTCTCAGCGATCTAGACGAAATAGATTTTACAGGAGAGGAAATATCAGGGCCGGATTTTACAGGACCGGGAGTATCAGGATTTAATAGTTTTGCTGAAGCGTTAGGATTTACGTCAGGTAATCCTGAAGGAATACCCTCTATTGATCCTGATGTTTTATCACCGGGGAAAGGAAATCCATTCGGTAGCACACAAAGTCTTCTTGGATCAGCAGCAAAAGGTTTTGCTACGGGAGCGCTTAAAGGAGTGCTAGGAACAACAGCACCTATAGGACTTATCACAGGGATTATCGGAGGAGTTGTGGGTACTTTAGGTCAGCAGGCTGCTCTTCAAGCAGTAGTAGATCAAGAAGCTGCTATATGGGGTACGACCCCCGATACCAGAATAGGTTTTTGGGACTCTCTTGGAGTTTATTTAGGATTTACAGAACCTCATACATTAATGACTGAAGAAGAGTTTGATACGGGTCTTATGATGTCAGGAGAATACGATGCTCCTACAAAAGGTGGACAAGGTTTCTTTGCAAGTTTGTTTGGAGAACCTGAAAAAGGGGGTTTATTTGGAGAACCTCATCTAGCGGGACAGAAAAATGTAAGAGAAATAGAAGAAATAGAAGAAGAGATAGCTCATCATCAAGCTATTGTTGAAGAAATAGATGCTATTGAAAAAGGAATACAGTATGAGATAGATGCTCTGAACCTTGTACATGATGTTGTTAGCGGCACGGATACTGGCGGTGTAGACCCGTTTGGTGCAGAAGCAGTAGCAGCAGCACCGGCATCAGGAGCAGAAGGAGAATTGGGTATTGCCGATCCTCCAAGCGACGACGGCGACGACGGCGGCACCGGCAGTGACGCCACGGATGATGCTGGTTCATCCCCAGCCGGATCACCGTGGTAACAATTTAAAACAACACAACACACAGAAAAAAGGAAGAGATAAAATGGCATTAGTAGATAGACCAGAAGTGATGGATGCAAAACAAGAATCACCATCACCTTTATTAGAAACAGATGCTTTAGAACCGGGAATAGTGAATGAGGCTGAAGGTTCTTTGCCAAATGAAGGCGGTGTAGAATCTATGGCAGATGATGTTAGTACTACTGCTGAACAAGGCGACTTTATTCTTCCTTACGAAAGTCTTCTTTTTTACGGCTTTAAAGAAATTAATGAAATGGTTTTACCTTTCAAAATTTCTATTGCTTTTGGAATAACAAAATCAAATGAAATATCATCAAATGCATCAATCATGATGACATTATC